ATGAAACAGAACTTCACAAAACAGAACCTAGTATCACTAGGTCTTGAATCCAATGGAACTTGGGGTGATGAATCCCTTCCACTTTGGACTATCTATTTAGGTCACGGCATGTCCATGCACGTGGTATCGTTTAAGGATGTATTTCTTGAGGTTGATGGGCGGATGAAGCCCTTAACTGGTGTAACCAATGTTATGGCGCTGGCCGGTGGCTTGCTGTTGTTTGGCCGTAGCGTGGAAGTATCACGTGTGCTGTCATCTTTGAAAGTTGATGTCTTGGAGATTGAGCAGGGTGTATATGATATTGCGCCTGAACGTGAGGAAATTTGCGAGGAGGTGTAGGGATGGAACCAAAAGACAAAGCAAAGGAACTCATTCAAAAAATGGCTAAGGTAGCTAGTCCTTACGAGGATGATGCTAAGCAATGTGCTATAGTAGCTGTTGAGGAAATAATCAAAGTAGTCCCAAAGTATTATGGAAATACTATTTCTAGTTGTATTTACTGGCAATCAGTACTCACCGAATTAAAATCAATGTAAATCATGAAAAATCAAATAACACTTAACAAAAGACGACTTTTTATTGAATACAGTGAATTCAGCGACATGTATCGTGGTGACACATGTATCTATGAAAGTGATTATAAAAGCTTGATTGGATTTCTTAAGAGAGGAGGGTTCAAAATAAGAACACCACAGCGGTATAAAGGTGAATATAAATGTCTTGCTAAATATCACAAAACAGGTTTTAAGAATGATGTTTTTGTACTCATTGAAAAGCAAGGTAGAGGCATTTCGTTACAGTTTGGCAATATAAAAAACCTTTGGGATTGCGAGGGTAATTCTTGGGATTGGGAATCAGACGAAAGATATTACCATCCGACGTATTTAGAAAAATGCAGGATTTCTTTGGAAATTCTTAGGGCTTCTGAATTCATGGGGAAGAAGCTTAATGTGGTCACAACAAATACAGATGATAGCCTACTTTCAGCAGAGCAATATATTATCAAAAATTTAAAGAACAACACCCATATACATGGTGTAGTCACCTGCCTTGAAGATATTGCTAAAGATATTAATGTTGATTCCTATGATTATAAATGTAATTCAAACGACAGGGATAATAACAAAATTCTATGCGGACAGAAAAAGTATTTCTACGATTACAATGGTAAAATTTGTTGTGGTATTGTTTGGCACCATATAAATAATATGTGGTGGGTAATATGTGGCAAAGAATTGCGAAATGTAGCAGCTTTTCACTTATTCGATTATAATGGCGATCCCAAAAAGAAACCCGCCGAAACTCGGAAGATAGAGAATCTAATTCAAAAGTATTCTTCTGCCTTTCAATTTAAAAAAGCAGAAGCGATATACAGGCAACATAAGTCACTAATCCAACTTTCGGCATAGCCATGAAAACAAAGCAAGAAGTAATACAGTCCGCTTGGGCGGAAAATTGGGATCTATTATTTGATTCTGAGCGAGATCACGCCTTAAAAAACGATGGGTGGATTCCTAATATAGGTTTGAAGCTTATTAACAAAATAACTTTTGACTTCAAAGAAATGCACATCATATTCGGCAGTCCTGAACAATGGATTAGACCGCAATCCCTTGCAGGCCTCGAAACCAACAACGGTTGGATAAGGATAGAGAGCGAAGATTGGTTAAAAACAGTAGATCGAGAAAAAGGCGTAACATTTTATTATGTCAATAGTCCTGATGAAGACTATTTTGATATCGCAATTCAACTAGACGATAAAGAAAAAAGTATTGTTAGGCTATCAGATTACCTCTTCATGCTTGAAGAATTGAATAAGTCTAATATAAAAGCGACCCACTATCAGCCAATCAACAAGATTCCGTCAGCTATTTATTAATCTTTAAAACTTAAACAGATGAAACAAATTTGGATAAAAATAGAAAATGAATTACCCCCAGCGCACGTATTGGTTTGGGTAAAAAGAAATGTAAGAGGAAACGAATCTTACTACTTGGCATCACGTAATAGCAAGGAATTATCAACAGATCCTGATGCATCACGCAATTGCCATTGGTCTGGTACAAGTATCGATCTTATTAGAGATACTCCTGAATCAGGAAATCCACTATCACTACGAAGCCAATTCAGTGATGTAACTGTAAAGGAATGGTGTTTTCTTGAACCACCTGTTGAATTGGTTACAGATGATAAGGAGGTGTACGGTGAATAGGCAGATCAAATTCAGAATGTGGAATGGCGTTTCAAAAAAATACCATTACGATATAGAAAATGTATTCGGGTGTATTGAGCAACAAGTAATGTTTGATCAATCAATGGAGTCGAGAGGTCTTACAATCGGCTATAATCACCGTGGAGACGGGTCGGTGTTTGAGCAGTTCACAGGCTTAACGGATAAAAACGGAACAGAGATTTACGAGGGGGATAAACTTAAAACAGAAAATTGTGGATATGCCTATGTAATATGGGATGATGCATCTTGGGCAATGAAGTCCCCAGGTAGTGAAGCTGTAGATTGGGTTCATTCATCAGAATATAGTGAATCCGAGGTCATCGGAAACATCCACCAGGAAAGCGAGGTACATCATGGATAAGCTAACACTTGAACACCTCGCGCCTTATTTGCCTTATGGATTAAAGGTTCTCGACATGATGGATAACGAAACAAAATTATTTAACAGATCTTACAATAAGGAAGAAAACGCTTACAAGCTGACCACTGCTAACTTGGGGTTCACTTTAATTAAAGATTTTCGGTTTCCATTACTTCGCCCACTATCCGAAATTGCTGTTGATTTTTTCAAAGAAAACATTGATGATGCTATTGTAGATTTTCTTATAAACTGCGAACCTGAAAACAATCATTTCTCTGTAGAAGTTTGCGAAAAGGTAATCGGATGGTCTGCCCTGTCTTATGAAGAATATCAATTGTTCTTTAAAAATCACTTCGACGTCTTCGGCCTAATCGAAAAAGGCTTAGCTATTTCCACCGATACTTTAGGAAAGGAGGTGGAGGGTGAGTAAGCAAAAAAGATTCATTGTGGAAGAGGTGCAAGGATCATATCTAGTGTATGATACCTTCAAATTGGTTTACATCACTAAAACATGCCCTAAAGATGTAGCTGAGGAAATCGCAGAGGATTTCGAAAAAATGCATAACAAAGATTATTCACCATTAAATATTAAGTAATGAAAACTACAGAAGAAATAAAAGCGATTTGGGGTAAAGATCTATTTGACACATTCGCCGACCACTTTGATGAAGAAGGGTGGTTAACCGATGAATGGCCAATGATATTAGAGCGTGAGCTAAGAGATTGGGATGAACATTTTCGTGATACACATGAAAAATCAACTGCTTACGGTAGAATGTATAATATTGAGTTCGAAGAAAATGAAGACGGTACTAAGATTAGACGAACCGATACGCCAACGCATTAGCCTTAAAGATAAGATCAACCGAGGTAGGCAACTAAAATTCAGTAGAGAGTATAGACAAGTGAGTCAATCGGAATTGTGCGGACAAATAAAAGGACTTTCTCAATCTAACCTATCTCGGTTTGAAAAGGGCTTAGGGTATCTTTCAGACGAAGTTTTAAAAGAAATAATGGTTGCGCTAAACTTCCCATTTAAATGGCTTGACGTGCCTTATATACAAATCAAATTCAACTAAAATGACACCCGAGGAAATAGGACAACTAATCGAATTGCTACACGGCACAGATATGAGCAAGGAGGAGATAGACAATGAGCAAGAAACTACCCGATACTTTAAAAGCTGAAATCTTTGTAAAGTATGCCCTTGGATATTCAGCAAGAAGATTAGCAGTAATCTACAAAATGGATGATAGTTATCTAAGGAAAATAATTAACCGTGAGTATCTAGGGAAAGTTAAAAACCCTGGATTACTCACTTTGGAAAGTAAAGTTTAGAAAGGAGGAATTAAAAATGGACTTAGAAAAACGTAAAGAAGTATATCAACAAGCAGTTGATACCTGGGGCTCTAAGGCTCAAATGGAAATGGCTAATGAAGAAGCAACTGAATTCGCTTTAGCAGTACGGAAGCAAATTAGAAAGAATAACGACCAATCATTCGCCAACCTGGTTGAGGAATTTGCAGACATAGAGATTATGTTAGAGCAAGTTGAACTCATGCACTCTCATTTAGGATTTAGGGATATGGTAAACGGCCAAAAGGAGTTCAAGGTTAACCGTTTGAAACAACGATTGGACCAACTATCATTTGAGGCATTACCTAACGAATAGTTACACCCCCCCCTCCCCGATTAACTTATTCTAATCGGGGGGATAGAAAGAAAAGAAGAATGACATACGACGAATTAGTAAATAAAAACGGAAAGTTTGTTTTCGTCTATCTAGAACCATTTGATAAATGGGCTAAGATGAAAGTTGAGGTTATGACATCGGTCATAGCTGATGAAAAATGCGAGCTACACGAAGGCAAGAAAGTAGTAACACTGGAAAGCAAAGATTACATGATTGACATCAACAGCCCTGATGATTTGGCATCGTATAAAATAAAGGAGAAGCTTTGACAATAAAACAATTAAAACAGGCTATTGCCGATCTTCCTGATCACATGGATGTGTTTATCGGGGAGAAATCAACAGAATTTGGATACGGATTGGTAAACACTGCGAAAGTCAAGAAGATAGACTTCTATGACTCTGAAAGCGACGAAATTCCACTTGCGTCGGATGATGCTTTTGTATTAGAGGAGGATTAAGATATGATAACAACAATATTCACAATAATAGCATTCGGGATGTATACGCTATTTCTTTGCTACAGATGGGTTGTAGCTATGTTTCTTTTTCAGGAGGAAATAGATCATGAATTAATAGGCCTAACTATATTTTGGTGGGTCTCATTGTGGTTTTTAAATTATGTGGTATGGTCTTAACAGGGAAAGCAAAACTATGAAAACAATATACTTACACAAATACGCGCTGTCTTCTGGGAAGATAAGCGAAGTAGAGGGTGAAGAATCAGACGGCCTTTTTCGCCCGTCACAAAATTCGGAATATCGTTATACATTTTTCCATACGCCAGACTACTCCTTAACTCTAGAAGACGCATTAAAGGCAGCCGAAGATAAGAGATTTAAAAAGATCAAGTCGTTACTTAAACAGATTGAAAAACTTGAAAAATTGAGGTTTGTATGAAACTATCCAAACCCCAAAGAGAAGCGCTCCGACTAAAGTATTCGGGGCGCTGCGCTTATTGTGGATGCGAATTAGGCGAACGCTGGTGTGCGGACCATATTCAGCCGATAGTTCGAGATTGGGTAAATGGTGGGTGCCAGTACCCCGAACGCGATACAATTGAAAACTTAGCTCCAGCCTGTCAGTCCTGCAATACCATAAAAGGCAGCCTATCGCTAGAAAGTTTCCGAAAGACAATAGCAGGTTTTATCCGCTCACTAAATAGGGATAGCACTCAATATAAGTTTGCCAAAAAGTATGGGCTTTTAGAGGAAAAACAGGTTGAAGTTAGGTTTTACTTTGAGGAGTTTATTGGTTAGCCTCCTCATTTTTTAAGATATCAAGATATTCTGCCATTGATATCTTATTACCATTTAATGTGTTTTCAAATTCCGCTGGATTAAACTCGAAAGCTTCCTTTATAAACACTCTTTTTAAAATACTACCATCCTTTAAGGTAGTAGTCTCTGTTATGCGTCCTTGCGCATCTTTTGTTAATTTAGCCATATTCTGTTTATTTGTTATACTACAAATATACTAAGGCGATTCCAACATTTTGAAAGGGGGTATCTCCACTAACTTTTCACCACCGGATCAACCCAATACACCGCATGATCGGTCAAATTAAGCACATCCATCGGAGATACACTACATTCTATAATATCTTCCAATCCATCGCCAATAATAAATTGCTGGTCGCCTACCGGAAAAACCGATCCCCTCAATATCGTTCCCTCATCCAAAACATAAAGATCAGAGGTTAGCATATTTACTCGGTTCCTGTTAACCCATTCCCGAAACTCCTCCTTGAACATCTTCTTTACTCGGCCGGCAAGATCATGTGCTACCTGTAATTCGTCAATGGCTACTTCTGGGAACTCAACTTTAAGAAATGCTTCATACATATCCCAATTACCTGTCCGAATAGCTTCATTTCGCAAATAAAGCTTTCGGCCATACTCTCCTACTTCATTATAATAATTTTGCAATGTCTTCATAATCTATCGTTCTATAAATACACTTCCCCTTAGGTCTTCTTCTTTAATATTATTCAAAGCATCCTGAATGACCAGGATATTTGGTTCTTCAAATGGGACGGATGTAATACCTTCACAATCTAAAGCGACCAACCATTCAAAAACATTCGGCACTGTTATGGCCTTCCATGTTATATTTTCGCTATCTTCACAATTGGATGGAGCTATAAGAACATTATATCCCTGCGCCTGTAGCTCTTTCAGTACCGAATGATTTAGCTTTGCAAATCGCATTTTTCTTGTTACTTTTAATTAAATATACAAAATTATGTGTTACCATACTTCCACTCCAAGCACTAAGCAACTAGTAGACGCTTTACAAGGAAAGAACGTTCATTATCAGAATGAAGAAATCTTTCATGTCAGCGGCTTCACTCGTCCGTTCCTTCCAGTTACTCTAAACGAGGACCAGGATAGCGTTGTGCCTGCCCGGTGGAAACTCATTCCATTTTGGGTGAAGACAGAAGATGATGCCGCCAAATATGCAAACACATTGAATGCTGAGTCGGAATCGATTTTTGAAAAAGCATCCTATAAACACTCGATTCTGAAAACCCGTGGTTTACTTTACGTCAACGGCTTTTATGAACCTCACAAAGTCGCTGGGCAAAAGGACACCGAAAACTATTACATCTACACACCGACAAAGGAAATTTTCACTATTGGTGTTGTCTATGCTAATTTCAAAGACTACGAAACTAACAACGTCTACCCTACTTTTTCCGTTATCACTACAGCTGCCAATCCTCTATTGGAAGAAATCCATAATGAGAAAAAACGCATGCCTTTGATCATTCCTCCATCGAATAGGGATGCCTGGCTAAACGCAACCAAAAAAGAAGATATACAACAACTAATGATACCTTACGAAGGCGAACTTGGAGCACACAAAGTATTTCGCGTAACCGGCGCTAAAGGAGACACTAATCGCCCTGACATTCAGGACGCGATTTAGTTTTCCTTCTTTCTTTTACAACCCATTTTATTGCGGCTTCCAGTTCGTCGGGCCACGCTTTTAACCCTTCCTCCAATATCTTTGCACCAGTCTCAATTCCAACATTTTGAGCGGCAAGTAAGGCCGATTCTCTGACATGATTTACATATCCTTCAGGCGGCTGTTTGCTTAGTTTCATAAATCAAATTTAAAATTTATCTTGACATTTTGCTAATAATGTTAGTAATTTTACAACATGAAACCTCTTGAAGTCTTTTGCCGCAATCGTGTTATGTACGTTCAAATAACCGTACATGATAAGAGTATGGGCATGAAGGACTATTATTTGTACCATAAGAACGGACATTCATTTTTCATTTTCAGGAAGTCGCAAGGGGTTTGGGAATTGGCCTATGGTGAACTTGCGGAGGATATAAAAGAAGCTTGTATTGACGCTTTAATCATTAGGTTCGATAATGATGTGCCCGAACTATTCTATCACCAGGGAATACGCCAGGTAGTCGAAGTGCGTGCGAAGAAATATAGTCTTTGGCACATATACCTCAATAATGCTTATGTCGGCAGCATTGAGCACGACAAGTTTTCTAAGACTTTCGATTATCATATTGAAGATGACAGCTTACTAACCGATGATAACATCCAAAAATACATTGGTATGATTCAGCGGGGTGAGCTTAGATGGATAAAGGATGATATTCGATAATTTTGAGGTCGACGGTGAGCCGCAGGTTTTGGAGATTTGTCCACTCATGGGCGGATATTTTCATGTATACATCAATCGACGATTTGTAACGAGCATATCTATGACAACAGAAGGCTGGCGCGTTCACTTTAACAACAACTCTTGGTTATCCCGGGATGAAGCTGACATAATGATTGAATTGATAGAATCGGGGGAAATTCCTACTGCATAAAAAAGGCTGATCTCACGACCAGCCCTAACTAAATTATAGACAGATCCATACTGGACCGGAATATACATTGTAAAAAATGGCCAGGCCTTAAACCTGACCATACAATTAAATCAATCAATCTGAACTGATACATACGATTGACACTAAAAAGACAATTCCTTCAATATATTGGTTTGATAAAAATAAAAAAAACCTTGAGTCTGGGAGGATCTCAAGGTTCGTTAAATACTGCCTACTTCGAAAAGTACCTATATTACAATATTGAATAACGATTGGTTTTAATAAAATAAAAAAAGGCCGAGTTACCAGGCTCGACCTTAACAAATGAAATGTTTATTTATCATGGAGACTTTAATAACAACTAGCCAGTTGGTTTGTTTTAAAAATGGTATTCATATCCATCTGGCAGGGTATCAATTTTAATAAGACCTTTATCTGCTATTTCTCTCAATAAATCTGTGTATTTTTTAATATCTGCATTGTACTTTGTTGCCAATTCATTATATTTTTTGTTCAGTTGATTATAGTCATTTATATCCTTGTTATATTGTTCAGCAACGGATTTAAACTCTTTACCAGCCCTGTCTATAGTCCACGTATTATTATCTATTTTAGCCAAACGATCTCTAAATCGCGGAAGCAACAATAATGCAGAATCGACTATTTCTCCTCCCTTTATTATTGTTTCGGTAATTGTTTGTTTGTCGTTTTTTGATTTTATCCGTGTAATAGTATAAATACCATAATTTTGTTTAATTAAATCTAACTTATTATTTAGATTATGTATAGAGTCTTTAAGACTTTGATGCATTCTAATAAAACTTTTGACATCAAATTTTCCATCTTCGGTCAATTTAGAGTTTTCAAATAATGAATTTAACGATCTTAATAATTCATTAGTTTCCTCTTTGGTTTTTATTTCCCTATCTGTTTTAACTTTTATCAAAGTGTCTCGTAGATAAACTTGATTTTGTATATCATTTATCTTATAGCTAAGGAATCCATTTGTTGTCAATGAAACAATTGATACAACAAACAGTAACAATATAATTAATCTACTTTTCATTTTGTTTTCTGTTTGATAAGTCACTTGATGACGATTTGACATTTGGATTTATTGATTCTATAAATTTTGTATAATTTTTCAATGTTTCCTGACAATCCTTTTTTTCTCTAGATATAACAGATTCCACCTTTTGATCATATTCGGCTCTAATCTTATTCAAATCATCTCCGGAAGAAGTCACTAATGAAGCTCCCCAACCCCCTGCGGCAAGAACAAATAAGACAAACGCCCAAATCTCTTTCCAATAAAAAGAATAAACATCGAAAGCTTTTTGCTGAATTTCGGTTACTTTTAAAGGCTTGGTTTTTTTGTTATCCATACAATAGGCAATAATTTCGTGTAGCAAAATTAGCCTATTTAAACGTAAAAACATAATACTACTTCCTCCTTAAAAACCAAATAACTCCACATATCACAATAAGCAAACCTATGGCCCAGCCTAACCAATTTGAAAAAAATCCTGTAGCGCTTGGCCGACGGTCAGTATCCTTTGTTTCTTCCAGCTTTTTATTCGAACTATCCTTTTTCACTGATGTATTAATATTTTGGTGAAGGTTTTTCCGAATATCCTTCAATATTTCCCTGGCTTGATCCGTTTTCCGTTTTGTAAACGACACAATACTGTCAGCCTTAAATGTAACTGAGCCGTCAGGAGCGACTTTTACATCTGTGCCGGGTGTTGGATATACTTTAACCTTTTCCTCGTCCTCTGATGATGTTTTTTCGGTTTCTTTAGTCTTATCCACCTTACCAGTTGTCGTTTCAGTAGACACTTTTACATCACTGGAAACCGACACGGTATTATTTAGCTGCTTATTGACCTTTGTTGTCTTCCGGAATAGCCCACACCCTGTTAACAGGGCGCAGACTATTAATATCATTGTTAGTCTCATAACTATTGCATTTTGTTTGATAGATCGGTAAGCTTACCGGCAAGGCTGTCCAGTTTTGGAACCAATTCTTCAAGAGGTTTGGCAATATTGGCCTTTACCTCAACCTTTGGTCGCGCATCCGAATACGTAGCACTGATCATAAGTATTAAAATGAACCATTTCATTTCCTGCCTCCTTTCTTTAGTTTCTGCTGTTGGGCAACACTGTCAACTTTAACGGCCGCGCTGTCGACCTTTGTTGCCGCCTGATTTACTTTTTCTACCGCCGGCTCTACTCTATTCTTGACTTCTTCAAGCATTTGTTTATATAACCGATCCTGTATTTCGATCATTTTGTCATTCTGCTTTTGATCCCTTTCTCTTGAATCCTTATTGACATCAATAATCAAGTAGAATACTGCCCAAAATACTGATACCACTATGAATAAGGCATAAGTTACAGGATGCCGGACAATCTGCATGAACGATGGTTGTTGCTGCTCTTTCTTTTCCTCTGCCATTATTTTAAATATTGATTAGATACCCATCCTTTCAATCCTCCTACTTCTAAATTTGACCAATTACCATTAGTAGACAATACATTCACGCTTGTACCGCGTGAAAGAACTTTCAGTACTAAATAATTTGTACCTGGACCCGATCGGAGATTTAGATCGGATGTGGTAGTTTTACTTATTATCCCAAATACCTCACGTCTCACCCGCTCCATTGGGAATTTTGGCCCCGGGTCATCTTTTCTACCTCGCGGCATTGCTACTTCTTCATGACCCAGGATAGCTGTGATCGATGGATATGCTTTTACTAAGGCCTTGCACACTTCAATACACTTTTGAATCTGAACTTCCGTCCAGTCTTGGTATACTCCTTTGACCATACCCATGTTTTCTTGTTCGATGCCAATAGCATACCGATTAAGATTGGTAAAGCCTTTCCATTCACTTTTACCGGCGTGCCATGTAATTTGGTTGAACTTTGCCATTTGAGTAACCTTACCATCACGGGTAATGTGAAGATCCGCACTAACTCCTGAGGCTTTTTGTGTTAACCAATTAACAGCAGATGTCGAATTGCTTGCTGCATCAAAGTGTAGTAGGATAAAACGGATATCCTTAATTCCCGAACTGATATTCGGTGATTGACGGAACTCAACCGAAGTCCCGTCGTTATTGTATAATCGATTGTTTTTTACCTGCATTTTATATGTAGAATTGAGTTAACCAGTTTTTCATAAAATTCATTTGTAATTTATGACCAAGTGCATTTAAATGTGCACTGCCAGCAGAGGATTTTAAACTAGGGGCTATACTTCCAGCAGCAACACGGTCCAAATCAGTTTGAGTCGGGACAAAATCCGATTGAATTTTTACAGCATCGACCAACGCCTGACTACTTGCTAAATATCTACGCACAGGGCAGAACTTATTACCGTACTTAGATATTAGAAAGTCTTCAACCTCATTTATAATAGCCAGCTCCGAAATCCCACGATCGGTCTGCCCCCAAGACATAATATTAGGATACGCCGAAAACGCATTTGTCCATTGTTGCTTTAGAAAATCGACGGTTTGAGTCCCATTTTGAATCAGAGATATATTATTAGCACCCATTCCGAGGATGATCACATCTTTAAGTCTATCTAGCTTTGTGCCGTTTGAGGATAGCTCTTTATTGGCCGTGGAAACTAGATAATATTCTTTGTTGGGATCAACATTTTTTACAGTAGTTTCAGTTGACACAAAACCATTGACTGAATTTGTTTTTGTCATATATCCGTGAGCAACAGGACCATTATAGTCATATATTGCGCAAGGATAGCTGTACGTTATATTTGAACCTCCAGCACGTAACGGCTCAATATCTAAATATGTCAATGCTGCCCTAGTTCCAGGAGTTAATACACCTCCCGGTATTTTAATTTTGGGGCGATTACCACCGATACGAGCAACTATCTCTTCAGCTCTGGCCCCACTTGTACCGCGGTTGATTACACTGTAAGCACTTCCTAAATCTATTTGAAGTAACGTTGTCCATCGATCGATAAGCATTGAAACTAGATCCGCCCCCTCGGTTGTCGAATCCCCTTCTGCGATTAAACTTATGAGGATCGCAACAACAGCAATACTGGCTAAGGGTACACCATTTATTTTCGTTACGACCAACTTATAAGGTTCATATGTTGTTCTTGAATCCCCAGATTCAATTTGAAAAGTATCAGCATTAGCCGCGTACATTGAAACAATTATAGTATGAACGCTATCGTCCTTGGTATATTTATTGGCAAGGGTATTTGCCCCCGAATTCGCTCCCTTATCAGCAAGTAATACTCCATTCTTGTCAAATGCAGTGATATAACGGTAGCCGGTATTCGATCCATTTCCTGCAGATGACAAAAAGAGATTGTTAGGCATCTTTGACACATCGATAGGATCTGTATACTTGTATGTCGTGCCACCATCAGCAACGTATCCAGAATCTGTTATATACCCACTATGAAGCGTACTTTTGTCAAACTTATTTTTGCTTGATTCGATCGTCAAACTTTCAGATGACAGCGAGTCAAGTCCAGCAAGGGGAATTCCGTTAATTTCCTGCACCTGTTTTCTCATTGGCGAATAATCTGGGAAGTCAGTATCTTCTTTGCCATATGATATCATCAATGAAGAAAATACAGAATCTGTCTCAGCATCATTTTTTATGTTGATACCAAACCATGTAGCAGTTTCGGGACGTTTTAACTTTGTTTTTCCAGCATTTTTTCCTGGCAGTCCCAAATTTGACAGGGAACCGGAAGTGACCAATTGTGCAAGCCCCTGGGCTATTGTTAAATTAGGGATATCAGGCATAGTACCTTTACCCCAGTAAATATCATTTCTTACGGAATTCCATCCTTGAACAAGCAGATAAGCATTATTTTCAGTCAGCGGTTCAAGTTCAAAATATAGCGTCCTCCAAGTCGGATTGTTTGTGCTAACATTAATTGGATTAACATTATTGCCATTAAGGTTGCTATTTATCACCTTTCCCCCGAGGGCGGTTTTCAAGTCTACTAAATTTTTCGATTTATTGAAAACGGTTAAACCGCTGTTCAATACAGCGATCTTTTTAATATACTTGTCAGTTGCTTGTTCTTGGGGCACACCTGTTCCATCAGGGTTTAATGTTGATGTTCCCGTTGCTTGTGGCAAAGGCTGCATTTTACTAATCTTCCAGATAAGTGCCGTTCCATCCCAATAAAGAGTACCTTCATTACCCTGAGGAATGCCGTCAGTTCCAAGCGGATTCTTCAACACGGTGTTATTATACTTCCAGTATCCCCAGCTTGCATCAAACCAACGATTCTGTCCGGTTGGCCCAGCTGGCAAAGCAACAGCAGTGGCAGCTGTTGTCCCCCCTTGGATCGCTGGCATTGATTCGCCCTGTACAACGATAATTTCATTTAACTTTTCCTTTTTAATTTTCATGATAGGATCATCATTTTTACCTACCATCATGAAATCAAAATCGGAAGCTTCAGTGGCTTCTTTAGGCCAAACAACGGGATTTTTTCCTTCTTCTTCTGCCATTTCTATATTTATTTAGTTGCTCATTATTCTAATTTATGATTCCCAAAAACGGTTCACCAAGAATCCTTTTTTGTATGTTAGCCTTAGCGTACGAAAGTCACTAGCTTCTTCTTTCCAAGCCAATACTTGTATTACAGTATCTTGGCATAAATCACCGTCTACCTGAACATTACCATTGGAAATTCGCAAGGCAATATTATCATCACTGTTAGGTGCGCCATACGCCTGTAATGCAAGTGCTATATTCGGCGCCCTTGTACCTGGATCTGTATTTAATGATTGAGTCCCTATCTGCATCCCTATCTGCGAAGTTGGGGTGACATTCACAATCAACTCTTTCTTGGATTTTACAGACGTAGACTCTGCATCATCCGCTATATTTGTCCTGTAGTACAGAGATCTCGGGGTGAAATACAGGTTAGCATTAGTATCATTAGGGGGACCAAAGTAAATAGCATTCTCCATTACGTTGAATGCGCCAATTCTGCCAGTTAAGGCTTTCATTGATCCGTCATTTAGTACTGAGAAAGGTGCATTTGCTCTATTTTCTTCGGTAGCCCCCGCCCAAAACCTTTGAGACTGGTTACCGTTATCAGCAAGCCCCGAGATACCGGCATTTACAAACCCATTCGATCCAACTGTCACCACCTGGGCAAACAAACGATTTGCATTTATGATGTATGCCGATAGAACATCGGTTTCAATTTGCCCACCAGAAATTAGTGTGAAACCCTTTGTAGGATGGAAAGACCTTTCGCCGTCGATCACCGTTGACAGGTACCCAAAATTGAAATGCCAATAACCAGGCACGCCGTCTGTAGGAATTTGCTCAGTTGACAAAACCCATTCGCCTGTGAGAGCGGTTTTACTACATTTTGCAGCAAGGTAATAGCCTTGTGTTGGTGTTAGCCCCGATTGCGAGAATGCCGTTAGGTTCCAGATATTTCCTAATCCCTCAATCTTAAACACCTTATGGATTAACCGGCCGGCAGACATTCCAAAGGAATTTGGATCACCTCCCACATTCTTCGTCATCAATACTCCATCCAAATCGTAATACATGGATTCGGTACCAAACCAACCTGCAATCGCCTGCTGCATGGCATTCTCCAAATTTCCATCGGGATCGATCACTTTAGACCTGAATTCGGTCAATGCCTGAATGTTCCGACGATCGCGTTCCCAAGATTGCTTATTGTATTGCGTAACGACTTCCTTTTGCTCCTTAATGTCGTTTTGGATTTTCTCAAAAAGGGTGTAAGTGACTTCATTCCCAATGACCGCATTGTATGACATTCCATTTTCAATAACATCGGGATAAATAGCCGGGTATGATAATTCCGTAATTCGGATTTCTGCATCTATACCTTTTTCCGCATCTTTCAAACGAACGATATCCCCAGCTTCTAGCTCCGTCGACCATCTTTTCAATTGTATGTAATCAACCTCCAATTCATATACCACACGAGGAACGCTATTGCTATCCAAATATTCCTGTCTTTTGGTAGTCAATTCAGCAGCTGCTGCATCGATATAGGATTGCGGCATATGAATACCGATCAATGTATATTTATCTCCTACCTCAGCATGCACCGTTTCAGTTGGAAACCAATTATCATTGCCCTCATCGTTTGCTTTAAAACGAATCGTTTTCGTAGTGGCATTGTAGGAAGATATTTCGAATTGATTTCCCTCGAGCAAACCCGATTTGAAAACGATGTAAGCTGTTTCACCATCCACCTTTTGCCCGTTCAGATCAAAATCAATTGAAGTATCCTTCACGGAAAACAACTTCTTGTCAATCTGAGCTACTTCCGTTACTGTACCGGTTCGCTTTGGATAAATCTCTTCATCGATAAATTCGCCTTCACGGATACCGTAGATATCAGTATTCTTTTCTATGTAACCTGGAATAGTGAAGTAATTAAAGGTTCCCTCTGGAAGATTCTTATCACCCCCTCTGGCATAAGCACGCGTAACGATCTTTTTATCCTGCAAAGATTTGCGTGTTAGGCTGTACAAACCCTTTCCCTTGCCATATTCAAATGTCAGCGCACGCGGAGTTCCCACGGTCTTTTTCAATGAGATCACCTTACCTTTGATATCCCACTCCGCTTTCATCGCTTGAGCAACCATGGTAAGAGCATCTAAGATGTAGGTGCTATCAAATTCCACGGTAACGCGGCCAAGATCCTCAAATTGACCAAGGGACCAACCAGACGATTTGCTATTGGCACAATCAACAAACAAGTGAAGCCATTCCTCGGCGGTACCGGAGAATGAAAACTTGCGTGCCCCAAGATGATCAATAAAGAGATAACCCAGTGTGTGCCGGGGACCTTCAAATACAAAATCAAAAGACGAAACAAAACGACTCATCTTCTTGAAGTCCTCGACCTGGTTCAAGGTGTATTCCTCTCCTTTGTACATTAGGGTATCACCCACGCGCAAACCTAACGTAGAAACATCACCCAAACTAAATGAAAGCCCATGTTCCGCCATTACCTTATTGCTGAAGGTTGCAGCGTTCAAAGGAAGCTGTATAGTATTTGTACCGTTTCTTTTTACCTGGACCTTCATTAGAATAATTGTTTTTGTTGTTCGAACTGAATTGGCTTGTCGGGATAACTGAGGATTAATCCGTTCACATCAGCCAAATAGAAATCCACACCCACCGGTTCGAAGTTGTTTTCCAATACCAAGGTGAAATCGGAAAAAATATCACCACCTATTGTGCGAGGATTCATTACAGTAAAATCCGGAGAATTTATATACCGAAGCGCAAACGACCTGCCCAGGGCATCCACACGTAAATTGAAGCCTTCCGGCTTAGCCAATATATCCAATAAGGCATCCCTCTGATTTTGCAAATCAGTAAGACTTTTAGATTTCAAGTAACACTTAATACTATATTGAATAGATTGGAAGTACGTTGGCGACGCCGTGTCATAATCTCGACCGTGCTCGTCGGCCCAATCGTGGAATGCTCGTTCTTTTGGGGCAGGTAATTTCAATAATTCACTCCATGTTCCACGCTGGAAAAACAGTCCAAAAGCAGTACTAGCAACTTTATCTTCTAATTCAAAACTCATTTCCTGAACTCCCTCACTTTAGCGTTACCAAATACTTCTTTGATCAACTGCCCCTCTTTGATTTCCATTGTAACAAATGCGTTTTCGTTAGCGGTCAATTTCACTACTCCCCGTTTGACGTATATCTGTGACACCTCATATCCATTAACTTCGATATTCACTTGGCCGCCAAGAATCAACACAAAACGAGGGTTGACCACAGAATGCACACCGTCGAAGTAAATACCTTCTCGTCGCAACTCGTCCCGGTACTTTTCCAATACCTTTAGAGTAAGAAAATCAGTGTCCATTGCGAACTCTACTCCTTTAGGGGATTTGAGCAAGCGGACCAATTCCTGTACTCCATTGGCCGTAGCAACTTTACTAAGGCCCCACTCGCATCCTCTGTGAGCCTTTACCAGGTTATATATTTCTTGATTCATCATGACGATCGACCTCCTAAACTTCTATTGATTGATTGGAGCTCACTGACAGCGGTATCCAGGCGTTTAACTGTTTCCCCTGTATTTACTTGGATTGCATTTAGTGCAGTTAATTGGTCCATTGCAACAGCTAATTGCTTGTTGAGAGTAATTCCCTGAGATTTGCTTTCATCAAATGACCTCTTAAGCAATTCAGTTTGGGAACGAAGCAAGCCGTTATTTTCACTTTGGGTCGCCTCGGTCACCTCACGCTGTATAGATCCTTTTAGACCCGATCCAAAATCACCTCTACTCAGGCCCAACTGCTTATAAGCTTCCTCTAAAGTCTTGGTGAACTCACTTCCGGCTCCATCAATCTTATCTTTCCAAACAGAGAAATTAAACCCTGTAAGCGAATTGTTATTTGATTTCATGTAATCAGCCAATTGGTTAACCATATCATTTACAATTGGCTCGATCATTTTCAACTTTAATGAGTTAACTAGGGCATTCTTTATAAACTTGTCAAAAGTTTCATCAAGGGAATCAACAGCGCTTTCGCCAGCTTCAAATGCAGTTACTAAAGCGTCCGCAAGGGAAGCAGAAAGATCTTTGAAAGTTGTCTGTACGAGATTCTCGGTAATAGATTTTTGGATATCCTCGATCTGTTTATTGATCGAATCCATCTCATCATAATATCCTTTGACTTTTTCCTTATCAGTCTTTTTCTTGTCCTCCTCAGCTTGAGCCATCTCAGCAAGAATACGCTGCTGCTCTTTGAGATTCGATATCGCTTTATCACTGTCGCTGTAGTAGTTTTCTCCAACACTATTTGATATGCGACGTTGCAATGTATCATACGCCTTTCCAAGGTTGTCCAATTGATCTTTATAAGAGTCAATCTGCTTTTGAAGCTTCTTGTCTTTTGTGTTGAAAAGGTCAAGTGCGGAAGTCAGAGTCTTGATAGACCCTGAAATGATAGATATAGGGTTTCCGGATGCAATTCCGGCCGACAATTCTCCCATGCCACCTACAAGGTTTCCGATCTGATTAACTGTATTTTGTAATCCGTCACCACCTATTCCCAACTGTGAAAGGGAATCACCTAATAAGATAGTTGCATGCTGCACTTTGCCTAAATCTTCCGCAAAAGCAGAAAACATCTCTGACAATGCCTGTTTTGCCTCCTTACTATCTTTACCAAATTTTTTTACAGCTTCCCGATAATTATTTATAGCACCGGTTGAAGCAACCCAAGATTTAGTTAGATTATTACTCGTCCTTGCTGATCCCACCTCACGAGACATTTGATCATATTCTTGTCTTGTTAGTTTACCTGCTTTAAACTCTTCATCTACTCGTTTTTGAATATCATCTAATACCTTATCAGTCGCTTTATTGCTGAGGAATTGAAGTGTTGAAAAGGTTTTCTCCCACTCTACTGTCTGGCGAATGTTTGAGGATACCAAAGCACTCGTTTCTTCTAGAAGACCTTTCTTTAACTGGGCCTTTCTTTCCTCAGTAGCATCCGCACCAAGATCAGTCAATGCTTGTTGATACTTCTTTTGGATTTCCAATAACTGAGCATCGTAGTCGTTTGCTAACTTCAAAGCGTCAACGAAACGTCTATTAGTACGATCCCTCTCCTCTTTATCCAAAGCATCCAACAATAACCGTAATGCCTTAGCTCTTTCCTCCTGGGCTTGAGTCAGTTTTACAGATGAACCCTGAAAATCACCAGATGCACTATTCTGTTCAAGAGTAATCAAATCCATATACTCTTTCTGTAAGCGATCCTTATACCCCTTGAATGATGCCAATTGCCCAGCATAACGCTTGTTAGCTTCCTCTATCGAAGTTTGTTCAGCATAGGCATTATACTCATCCAACAATTGCTTTTGTACAGCTAGGGACTCAGTCAACGCTTTAGTATCTTGCCTGGTTGTAGCCTCGGCAACTTCAAAACTTTCTGATCGCTGCAAACCACCCTCATCCACTCGTAATCCCTTATTCTTTGGATCAGCATAGAACTTACGAACCTCCTCACGAATTTTAGCATACTTATCCTTTACGGAAGCTACCTCCGATTCGTTACGAGAAAGTTGGTTACGCGAAGCATTTTCGTTGATCTTATCGATTTCCAATTGCAGGGAACGTTGGCGTTCGGTTGCTTGGCGTGTTTGTTCTGCAAATTTTTCTGCTTTCTTTCTAGCTCTTTCATCTGCTGCAAGTTCTTTATCACTTTTACCAAAATCAATTCCTGTCGTATCAACATCAGTCTTTAAAAGACTTCGCATTTTTTTCAAATTCTCTGCTAACATCGGGTTCGCAAACGCTTTATTCACTGAGCCTTGTTTTTTAATCATTTCCTCTTGATTGGCTATGATCTTCAATTGCTCTTCACGAGTTTTTTTAGAGAATTCAGTAAAATATTTAGCAGCATCCTCACCATTGTTCTTATTAGCTTGTGGAAACCAATCATCCATTATTTCGTTAGCTTTTGATGCGCCTTTAGCACCGAAAACTGCCCCCCCAAGAATGGTTCCTGTATGTCTGCTAAATAGTTCCACCCATCCTTTAGATGAAACGACTTTATTTGCGGTTTCAATAATATCTGCAAAGAATCCGATGGTAGCTACTGAAAATTTTCCAATTGCTCCTGTCCCATTTTCTATGGATAAAACCACATTATCCCATGCGATACCGATTCTTTTTGATTGGTTTACCAACTTCCCTGCACCTGTTTCGAACTCTGCCTGCATTGCTCCATGCGCATTTTTTGCTGTAATCATCGCATTGGTTAGTGTATCGTATCCAGTAGACGCCAATGAAGCAATTACCCTCTGATCCCGGACGGCAATAATACCAGTTCGTTCCAATGCTTCATTTACGGACCCACCTGCTTGATTGATATTGTTTAACCCACGGATATAATCAATGAAAACACCGCTTGCGTCTGTTTTGAATCTTTTTTCAAGTTCAGCTTGAGTGCCACCAATGATTTTCAACAAGTCTGCAGCGCCTTTGCCGGACCTAGTCATTTTCTCAAATTGCCCAAGGGTGCGGGCAAATGTTGACCCAACAACCTCAGCTTCTAGACCAACAGCTTTGGTTGCTGTAGCATATGCTAACACATCTTGCCGACCAATTTTATAGAGACCCACGTTTTGTGCTATAGCCTCCGCGTTCCCAAGTATCTCAGATTCAGTCGCAGCGAAGTTGTTACCAAGGTTTACAATTTCGTCACCAAACTCTTTAACGTTTTGTACGCCACCATCTGTTAGAGTAAGAAGACGCGCAATTTTAGTCGCCCCCTCTTCCCCTCTGATATCAGATGCTGTTTCTAGTTTGGCCAGCGCGTCGGAGAAGTTAAGGAGGTCTTGTCTACCCTTTACTCCCAGTTGTCCTGCTACTGCTGAATATTCAAGAAGTTGTTTTGATTCTACTGTTTTAAGGGAACGAGAAAGCTGAATAACGTCGTCAGAGTAGTTTTTGAGGTCACGGCCCGCAAGTCCAGTAGTCTTACTTACACTTTTAAGTCCATCATCAAAGTCAATTACAGTTTGCTTATTCCTTTGGAACAAAAGGAATAGTGCGGTTATTGCCGAGATCGCTAATCCTACCGGCGAAACAAGAAAATTTAAAATATTCGTTCCAGCATTAATAAAGGCAGCCCCTAGCTCTTTTACTGATCCTGGCTTGCCTGCTAAATCATCAATGGAGGTACCAAACGCGGCTAGCTGGCTATTAACCCTACCAATAATTGGAATTATGTTATCTAGTTCGCCGCCATAATTGCCCACATTTCGCTGATGCAAGCCAAGAGTAGCATCAATATTCTTAATCCCCTTGTCTAAAATTTGAGTTTCTTTTACAAGGTCTTTAGATTTTTTTTCTAACTCTTCGTAGGCTGCACTATTTTTATGCCCTTGACGTTCAAGCTTGAACATCTCAGCCAACACGTCTTTAGCTTCCTTGCGGACATTACCAAGTGCTGTATTTAGTTTATAGTATTCACTATTTTCTTTTTCAAGTTCTTTCCTGCGTTTTTCAGCGGCTTTCCTTTGACGCTCAGCACTCGCTTCTGCATCTTTACGAGCTTTTTCTGCGGCTTTAACAGCTCTTTCCGCTTCACGTTCCACTTCATTAGCAGCTCGCCTTTCTTCGGCTTGCTCCTTTAATTCACGGGTATACTCTTGAAGTTCAATTTGTCCTTGCTTATACTGAATATTTAATTCTTTTTCAGTTTGGGTAAGAGATTCTGTTGCCGCCTTCTTTTCTGCCAAAACAGTCTTAGCATCCTGTTCAAGTTGCTTCAGAACATTTAAATCTGAAATTTCTTTGGATCGCTCTTCCCGTAAGCGACGAATAGACTCAATATTTTCAAGCTGGGCCTGCTTAAGCTTTTTTTGCTCATCGCTTAATTGGCGAACAGCAGTAGCTGACTTCTTTACATCACCCGATCCATCGCCAGTTCCGCTAGAAGACACACCACTCCCTTTAAGCAATTCGCGTATTTTGCGTTTTGCTTCTTCTTCATCTACAACAACTTTGTACCGTAAATCAGCCATGAAACAAACTTATCAAAAACAATAAGTATTGATAATTTTTAGTGCTTTACGTTGGGGGTAACTGTAAGTTAACAATTGTTAAAACCATTAAATAAGCTGAACATATCCACTGCTTTGCTTGATGAGGGGTTCCCCGGCTCATCCTCGCCAATAGGTGGCAATACAAGACTGTACAGCAACAGGTTTTGATAGCTGACTTTGTACTTTAACTCTTCCTCCGTCATCCAGCCTTTAAAAGCAATTGCCGTATTGGCAACTATTGACCAAGGGCTTCCTTGTCCTGGGTAAGATTTATCACTAGGCTTCTTGCCAAAGTTAAAGAGTCGAAAAAAGGCTCAAGGTCTAACCTCCCATAGACCATACGGAACATTTCGTTTATCTGTCCGTTTGTAAAAGCGTATCTTATTGCAATTGAAAGTTGTTCTGCAGGTATGCTAGGATTATTATTGATAGCCATCGCGATTACATCAGTCAGGCCGGCAACATTATCCCTAAGCAATGTGAATATTTGATCAGATGAAGGAAGGTTTTGAATATCCTTAGCACCCGTCATTTCCATGAGTCTTAATGCGATGTCTTGGGAAACACCTGAGGATATCCCACGAAGCTCGAGAGATACCTTTCGCTTAAGTCGGAAAATTTTACCAAAGAAATCAGTTCGAGGCAATATAACCTCGCCTAATTGATCAGGGTGATCATTGAAAGTTTTCACTATAAGGCGTTGGGCCTCTAGTGGAGATAATTGTTGTTCTTGCATTTTGGATAGGATTTAAGGGCGTGGTACCCTTGTTAAAAATAACCCCTACTAGCCAACCTTATCCAAAAGAGTGGTTTTCGGGGTAAATCATTATCAGTAGCTAACTATGGTTACGCCACAGCTACTTTTTCGTAATACCAAGGTGATACAGCGTCTCCATCAGCATCTGATACCGCCTGTGCTTCTGCAGTGAAACCAAGAGCAAGAAATGCGTCTCCATCTTTTGTAAGAGCGTTTTCAATTCTAGCTACAACTCCTCCATTAAGGATCACAAAAACCATTTTAAACCCATCCCAAGGTTTACTGGTTACACGTACAGCAAGGTTGACAGCTTCAGTATTGTCTACAGGGGATTCAAACTTTGTAGTAGAAGCGGAAGCAGGATCACCCTTAAATAAAAGATCAGCCATTTTTGGGTCTAAATTTAGGAACTTCGCAGTTACACTAGCCCCATCACCTTCCTCACCTACAACAGCAAAAATTCCAGCTTTATCCTCAACTTTTACTTTAGTTAATGTCTTCTCTGGAATATTTATTGAAGCAGATCCCATCTCAATATTCTCGCCTTTTACCCAACCGGTAGTGGGCAAGGTGCCGTCTGCACTTACTTTCGCAAACTCTATAGATTCAACACCTTTTACAACAAATTGTGCCATAATTTATTCTTTGTTAGAGATCAAATCGGTTATTTTGCCCTTCCCCGATCTGATAGTTAATATTCTATTTTTTACTAGCGTTTTTTATGTGATATCTGCCCTAAGGAAACTGTAGTTCACTTGAATGTTATAAAACCAATCAGTACCTGAGCCTGACCCTTCAAGCTCTCCTGGGTTACGCAGATAGAGAGAAAAATCAAACCCATGATGATCATCAACGGCAGCCACAATTGCATTACCGATCGTTCGCATTCTAGCGACATCAGGTTGTGTATTGTCTTTGGCCGTTGGATTTTCAGCAGTTTGGTTCTTAAGGTTAGGGACATGGACGTTTATATTGAATATTCCACCCTGCTTTTGCTCGGCATCGTAAATGAGCGAGTTGGTCACGATATCCTCTTTAGTGGATCCAGCACGACGTTGAAACGTTCTCAGCTCACCCGTAATCAATGAAGGAATACCTGCAGCGATAATAACACCTTGGATATCATCCATTGCATCAAATACACTTTTTATCCTTCGTTTCATACACTAACCCTTTCAAAAGCTTGATTCAGTACTTTATCCATCTCACTTGACGCTAACGAGATCACTGTTAATCCTCTACCTTCAACCCATCCGGCATACTCTTTCCCTGCAACAATAATAATCCCCCAACCTTTAGATTCTCTTAATTGAGCATAAGCAAGTTCCTTCCCTTCTTTCAATCCTGGTGATCGATCGCTTCCATATGGACTAAGTTCAAAATCTTCATATAGCACTTTACCATCTTTGAAGATAATGCCACCTGTTGACGAACGTAATTGTCCTGTTTGGTCATCATATCCTCCCCCCATTCGCATCGTTGCGCGTTGAATCTTTAGCGCCTCAGATAGGACAAGTTTGAATTCTTCTAGCGTTTGTGCCTCAGCCTTTTTAAACTCTTCTTCAACAATAGCGTCAATCTCCGCAGGGGTCATATCTAAAACTAACTTAAACATATTACACGTACGCTACACAATGAAATCTTCCGTGGTGAAACAAAGCAATTGAATCCTCCCAAACAATAACCTCACCTCGCTCATCATAAGCTGTTACCAACTCTCCAATAAGCAATCTAGGAGTATTTTCAGGCATTGCTATTGTATGCTGCACACTAACCTCGACACCATCTTTAACCTTCTTCAAACCTTGACTCCTGGAATTAGGGTAAAACCTGCATGGTAATCCTTGCTCTTTAGTTTCACCTTGCCTTACTAATAAATCAGGATACTGTCCATCTAAAACCATCGTCTTCTGCTTAATGTGTATTTGAAAGGTCCACAAATCCAGAATCCGAAGGCGACTCATCAATGCCCCAACGAAGCATCAACCGACGGCGCAAAGCTTCCAATGCATCCGCATCCTGTTGAGTCATTTGGTAATCCAGTTCCTTGACAGATTTAGGAAGTGTTAAAAGGAAGTCTATCAAACCAGCCCGGGAAAGATCCAATGCTTTAGTCTGATCCTGATTTTGGGGTTCACGTTCCGCTACAGGATCCATCCCATTCTCTACCAAAATCATATCAACTGTTGCATCAGGGAACTTATACCCCATCGACGACACTAAGACTTCCTTTACACTCGCCATACTATTACCCCTTCTTCACTAATCTACGTTCAACACACCCCGCCAATCGTGCATCATCGAAATGAGACACATCGTCACCTTCAACCCATTTTTTGCCAAAGTTATCTTTGTCAGCAAACGGAGCGATAACGGTGTATTTTTTCTTTGCAGGCTTGGTGTCACCCTTAGCCTTTGCGTCGGCAGCTGCTTTATCAGCTTTAGCTTTAGCATCTGCAGCATCCTTTTGCGCACGCTCGTCGGCTTTAGCTTTTGCATCTTCAGGAATCTCCACCTCATCGCCCACCTTCACTCCTCTTTTTTCAAGATCCGGATTGTGTTTAATGTCTGATTCCGTTACGATATGCTTTACCAAGTTGGCCTCACCTTGTGGAGCCCCTTGTTTATTTTCTTGATCTGCCATTATGCTTGTACGGTTTTAGTGTCCAACAAATAGATTTCGTCAATTGCAGTTACAACCGGAACTACACGAGCCTGAGCGCGAGTAACCTCTTTCAAAGAAGGTGTAGTGGTACGGAATTTACTTACGAGAATGTACTCGTTTGCTTTTTGGTACTCAACACCTGCTTGTTTGTGGTTTTCTTCTGCTAAACGAGCGTAGACCAACTCTCCTACCATTTGTGAAGCAACAAAAACCATTGCTCCAGCAGCAAAAGGTTTGAACGATGTACGTTTACCATCTTTTTCTACTTTGATTGTACGATCAACTTTAATGAAAGTAAAACCATAACGTTTGCTAACCAAAGTATTCAACTGGTCGAAATCAAGATTTGGAATCTGTTTGTTCCCAGTGCTATTTTGACTAAATGAGTAATACTCTTTCGCCTGATCTGTAGCAGCAATAGCATTAATTGTCGCCGTATCAGTATACACTTGCGTAATAGTGACACCATCTGCTGTAGCTTTGTCGATAACTCTTTGGAAGTCATCAAAAGGTTTTGCATTCACTTTATCTGAATAAAGAGCAGCAACACCAAAAAGGTGATCAGCACGATATTTATAATCACAGCGAACACCTACGCCAACATTTTCAGGATCATCAACTAAAGTGATACCTGTAGAGAATCCACGCAAGAAAATAGCTTCATTACGCTCGTAAATAGCTCCAATAGCTCGAGGAGTATCAGCAAATAACTTAGCAATAATTTGCCCGTTAGTTGCTCCGTTAGCGATCAACGTGTCCAATTGCGTTAATTCGGTTTCATTAAGAGCCAGCTCAATACCCATTTTTGGAATGTCACCAGATGCTTGTGAGATCGAATCCCTGGTCTTCAAAGGGAGGCTAGAATCCATTGCCACAACATCAGCTGCAACTAAACTAAAAGAAGCAGATAAGCTTTCCCATTTACCAGTTACTGAAAAAACTGGCTTCAACATTGTCGTATGTAAGTAGACCAATGGTCTCTTTGTATCGTTCAATGTCTCGACTGTCCGCACAATAATCCCTGGGAAGAATTTTTGTACCCATTGAATAAATAGTGATTTTTCCATTAGTCTGCTCTAAAATCAATTAAAGGCTTTAATGCTTCCATTGCTTCCTCAGTTGGCTCAATGTAGCACGCCTTATGGTTTACCGTTCCCCTCACTAATAATCCAGCAGCGGGTTTTGCTGTTAAGATCGAATTGATCTGTACGTGCGCATACTCGTAACCGGCTGGCAACGCTGCATACGCTGTCGCATCCGTATTTACGGGCATAGGCTTATAAATATTTCCAGTAGCCGTATCCTTGATGATAATATGCCCTGCATAAATGACTTTAGGTGCAAAACCTGTCACATCTAATGCACGTCCGCCACGAACGGACTGAAAATTGTCGACAATGATCACGGTATCCCGTGATGTGTCGATGATTTGTTCGTCGTTGTTTAAATTTACTGTTGTTCCCATTTGAAAAACTATTGTAATCCAATTTCGCTCATCACTGAATCCAACTCTTCCTTAGTTGCTTCTTTGACTTTGCCATCTTTACCTACACTTGAAAATGGACTATCTTTCCCCAATTTACTTTCAGCTGTCGTTTGCGTATGGTTAGCGAAGTCGGTTTCGATGTCGGTGAGGTATTCCTGAAAGGCCGCATCGTCCGTAAAGCTCATGCGACCGAAATCACGCAATACTTTTGAACTGTAATCCTCTCCAGCATCTTTGAGTTTGGCTTGAATAAGTGAGCGACGGTCATTGACAACTTTTTCGCCTTTTAGCGCTTGCACAGTCTCTGTCAATGCTTTATTCCCGTCAATCAATTGCTTTGCCCATGCTGGCATATCGTCAGCGCCTGCTGTACTTCCGCCTTCTTCTCCATCTCCGCCTTCTTCCTCTTTTTCTTTTTCCGATTTGCCAGCACCTTTTTTAAGTTTTTCAAGTTCAGAATTTAGACTACGTTGTCTATCATCTTCCTTGACGATGTCTGCAAAAGGGAATAACTCATTGAATGCGGAAAGTTTTGCCTTTACATCATCCTCTGACTCAACCTTTCCATCCATGCGTTTAGCCAATTCCTCTACCCTTGTCGCTGAAAGTTGCACGCCACCAAAATCTGATTGGAGTAATGCTCTGATTGCTTTTTTGATATCCATTTGTTTATTATTTGGTCAGTTACTACCCGTTTTGAATGGCCGTTCGCAACAGTGAGCACCCGATAAACAAAAGTAACTTGAAGGTGTGGGGGGTGGAAATGGTTGTGCTTTACGTTGGGGGTAACGTAAAAAAGCCCTCAACTTTGGAGCGGTACGGTAATAGTTATTTACTACGTTTCATTGACAGCAAAATTATAAAACGTCAATTTTGGTTACATCTAGTTAACAAATGACAATAAAATGACAATATACATTAACTTTGTTTAACGCTATTTATATTGTTTAAAATGGTTTATTTTGTTTAACCATGCTTGGAGATCACCAAAGTTATAAAAGCTTTGCTACAGGTCTAAAAAGTGTATCATTTTGTATCTATTTGTATTTATTAGAGCTCTTAAAACTATAATACCTACTATTCTAGTTGCCTTTAATTTAGTATTGACAATTTAAAATTAATGTCCTAAAATTGTGAAATAGTATATACAGATATACGTGTTATCTACGTGTCTTTGTTAAAATACTAAATTTAATTTGGCGCTATTTTAAACCTTTTACGGGAAACAATAGTTCTAAATATATTATGAGCATACACAAGAGAATTATCGTCATGAAACCTACAATCACAAAAGAGAAGGTAATGGAGGCCATTAACCGAGCTCTTGCGCAGAAAGAAGAGACTTTGAGATTTTTGAAGGGAGAAATTACTAAGGAAGAATTGGAAGCAAAAGGAGTAAAGCTTGCTAAACCATTATAATTTTGAAAAGGAAGAAGGGCAAGAATTTATCTACTTTTTTTTCACGGATAAAGGCATTCATTATAGAATTGCCTTTACAGAAGACTATAATTTAACACTATTATCTAATGAATCTTTTGACAACTTATACACTCTTACTATCCTTAGGGAAGAGTGCGTAAAGCCTGGTCATGATCCTCGTATAAAGGCTACCGTATACGAAATTGTTAGAACTTTCTTCGCTTTTAGAGATAAATGTGTAATTTATATTTGTAGTGAAGATGGCAATAAAGCTGCTGGAAGACATAAAACTTTCAGTAAATGGCATGAGGATTGTGATTTTAAAGATGATTTTATAAAGTATGACAATGTAATTGTTGATGGTGATCGACATGTTTATACATCTCTTATCTATCATCATGAATGTCCAGGTATTGATAGAATATTAGAGGTTTTTAAAGAAATAGAGGGCCTCTATAAGGGTATACAGGAATCTGCTTAATCCCCTCCATCCAGAGGGGATTTTTTATTTGTCCAATATCTCTACTTTTTCAATTGTTTAATAATCTTACCGGTATAAACTTAAATAGGAATCGACTTTTCTGCTTTCTTCCCATCCTGCTCAAATATATTTATCACAACTTATCACAAATAATAAGTTTATCTAAAAAGTTTATTATATTTGAAAAGTTTAAGTGCGATGCCGAACTGTAAACCGTTTTGACAAGTGGACCGTAATGGATATATTTAAGGCAAAAATATATTAACGTTATGAGAAAGTATTTTATCTTAATTCCCTTGTTATTTATAGTAATGTATTCAAATGCTCAGGCATCAGATAGTTTGCAGATAATTCAGAAGGCAAAAGATTATTTTAAAAATTTTTATGTGGAGTACAATTTTAAAGACCCCTACAGTTACGAATTGTTAAAAATTAAAGCCGAGAGAGTTACTTTGAGAGAAAAAATAGAATTTGATATAGGAGTATTCAGAAACGCAAAAAAAAGCATTAAAATTGATTCAACTTTTAGTTTATCTGATTTTTCAAATGCTAAACAAAGATTAGAGGCTCTTTCCAAAACTTTAAGTAAAGGGGAAAAACTTAAAGAGAAAGATTTTGATAAATACATTAAAAAGTATGGCGAGTACATTGAGTTGTACAATGGCGCAAAGAAGGAGGTAGAAGAGTTTAGGTTTGCCCATAAGAAGCTGGACGATGATTTACTTTTGAATCAAAAAATGTTAGATGATAAATCTTTAGATTTTTCCCAAACTGTTCAATGGAGAATTTCATTAGATTGTTATGCTGCAAATAGTTATGGCAATAAGATTCTAGGAAAGTATATATTTAGGATGTCTAAAGAGGGCAAGTTGGATGGTGAGGTTATTAAAATGAATTAATATTTTGATGTTTAAAAAATGTTTTGCATTTTTGAAATGCCAAATCAAATAAAGTCAGAAGAGCTTTAAAAATTTCTTCAAAAAAACATAATCTGATACTAGGTGTCAGAAAAATTTACAGACTTTGCTCTGTCGTTGTGGTTACAATTTCCAGCCCTGTGCTGACTTTGTTTGGTTTGGCGACCCACACGGCAGGGCTTTTTTGTTGCCGGATATTGTTATAAAAATGCCAAATCAAACAACATCTCAATTACAGCTACCCTCAAACATCGTAGCTTTCATGACTGCACCATCTGTGCCAGTTGATCAAATTCAAGAAATTCAAACTATTTACAACGTATCCATCAGTACTGCCGTTGACATTTACGAAAGCGTAGGCGAACGTTACACCGATGAAATGTGGGTGGCTGCACTATGTGGTATTGCATCTCCTGCTTGCCTTGCTGAATTGAAAGGAGGTTTGTCATGCTGAGTACTCAAGAACTTCCTAAGACTATCCTTATGGACCAAGATACCATTGAGGATCTACACAACTTATTGTACCAGTTGAACTGGTTAAACGATGTTATGCAAACAGATCGTAGTAATTCTATTGTCAACGCTCTTCTATTATCAATTGACGATGAAAATAGAGATCAAATATCGGAAGCGGTCCAAGCTTTAAGCAGAATCAACTTAAGTGGTAGTCTAATAAAAAAGTCAATTTCAATCTTACAATCGGAAGGAGGTGTTCAATAGTTGTTATCAAACAATTTGTACATTTTATAACAAAGTGCAAAATGTTCACAAAATGTTTAATATATTTGATTGACTAAAATATAAAATTATGGACATACACATAAATTCTGGGCACATTCCTAGTATATTCTCATACAATGGGAATGAAGTAACTTTTAAAACTGCAGATGGCGTGACTTATGTCAATGCTACTCAAATGGCAAAACCATTTGGAAAAAGACCAATTGATTGGTTAAGATTCGAGCAATCACAAAATTTTATAAACGAACTATCCAAAGTGAGAAATCACACTTTGACTGATTTAGTGGTAGTTACAAAGGGCGGTAATACTCCAGGGACGTGGATGCAGGAGGATGTGGGTCTAGAATTTAGTCGGTGGTTATCCCCTGCTTTTTCAATTTGGTGCAACGATAGAATAAAAGAGTTACTTTTGAATGGTGCAACAGCTGTTAATGGTATAACTGATAATGATATTATAAATTACCTGAAGAAAGAACAATCACAATTAAGGGATGAATACGCTAAATTAGAAGAAAGATCAAATAAGCTAGAGCTTGTCAGTGAATTCGTTCATCAAGCATCTTCAAGCAAATTAAGGGACTGTCCCATCAAGTGTGTAAATAAAAAATACGGAGTTCAGTTATGTTCCTTATAA